CAAAGCGGCAACCTGGCCACCAATTCGGGCGCCATTGAATACCCAGCCTGTACGGGCAACGCCTGGGGAACTGTCACGCATGTCGGCGTGTTCACGGCGGCATCTGGCGGCGATATGATTGTTCACTCGGCGCTGACCGCCAGCAAAACGGTGGCAGTTAGCGATGTTCTTCGCGTAAACGCTGGCGAAATCGACATCACGTTGGATTGATAATATGGCCACAATAGTTACCAGATCTGGCAAGGGCAGCGCCCTTACTCACAACGAAGTCGATGCAAATTTCAACAATTTGAACACTGACAAGCTGGAAACAAACGCAGAAGTGCGTGCAGCGGTTGAGGCCGCATCTGACAGCAACGTATTCACAGACGCAGACCACACAAAAAAAAATTCCATCGAAGCTGGCGCAACCGCTGACCAGACAGCCGCAGAAATCCTGACTGCAATCAAAACGGTTGATGGGGCTGGTAGTGGACTAGACGCAGACACGTTAGATGGCGTTGAAGCGGCTGCACTACTGCCTTTGTCTGGCGGCACCATGACGGGCAATTTGGCTCTGGGCGATAACGTCAAGGCGACTTTTGGAAATTCGGCAGATTTGCAGATATTTCACGAAGGTAATTATAGTATCATTTCCGACACTGGTGCTGGCAATCTTCTACTGACTACTAACGGCGGTGAAGTACAAATTTTAGGCCAAGGTGGGGGAGAGGCGTCAGCAAAATTTATCCAAGATGGTGCAGTTGAGCTATATTGTGACAACGCCAAAAAGCTGGAGACAACAGCCAGCGGAATCAACGTCACAGGCACAGTTCAAGCCGACCAATACAACAACGACGAAGCCCTGCCCGACATTCGCCCCAGCTTGCTGCTAGACTTTGCCAACAGCAAAACGCTGGACCCACGCATCACGTTTACCAGAGGCAGCACTGCGACTTATTATGACGGTAAGACCACGGCGAAAGCTGAAGAAAATTTGCTGCTATACAGTCAAGAGTTTGATAATAGCTACTGGAATGGCCTTCGTGCCGTAAGGACAGCCAATCAAACAACTGCCCCAGATGGAACAACTACAGCCGATGCAATTACTCAAGCGTCTGGTGAAACCTCTGGCGGATTTATAAACTCTGATAACAGTGAGAATTATACGTCTGGCGTAACTTATACAACATCCATTTATGCAAAACCTAATGGTAAGAACTTCTTGCGTGTTATGACTACTTATGCAAACGGAATTCAAACTACTTGGTTTAATTTATCTACAGGATCAGTAGGCACATCATCTTCTGACCATACTGCCTCTATGGTGGATGCTGGCAATGGTTGGTATCGGTGTATACTTACAGCCACAGCAGACTCTGGTGGATATGTAAACTTTTATATATCTGAAGGAGATGGCGCAAGCACAGTAACAGACGACCAAACAGGATATTATGCATGGGGCGCACAAATCGAACAACGCAGCGCACCCACAGCCTACACAGCGACAACCTCTAGCCCCATCGTTAAATACCAACCAGTGTTGCAAACGGCGGCTAGTGGTGAGGCACGGTTTGACCACGACCCTCTAACGGGTGAAAGCAAGGGGCTTCTGATTGAGGAAGCTAGGACGAATTTAATTAAATACAGCGGAGATTTAAACGCAGCAACTGCAAACACGGGTCATGGATGGCTTTTCGGGTCAACGCTGTCTAGTTTCTTCAGTTATATTCCCGCACAGAAAATTGCTCCTGATGGCACTCAGACGGGTGTAGAATTTGTTTCTACTGCAAGTACTAGCGAGGGTTTGTTTCTCAGGACTAATGGACTTACGTTTGGGGCATCAACGTACACAGCAAGTATGTGGGTGTATGTTCCGACGCAGACAGGAGTGAACAACTGGGGTATGACGGTTGATTTTGGAGACACTGAATCAACAACAGTAGACAACGTAACATTGTTTGACCAGTGGTACCGCATTTCCGTAACCGTAACGACTAGTGCTACCAGAAATTTTGTAGATTTTAATATTCGCTACAATAGCACCGTACCAGATAATGATGACTTTTTTAAGTTTTACGTCTGGGGCGCACAGCTAGAAGCTGGAAGTTTCCCAACGTCCTACATCCCGACAAGCGGCAGCACTGTGACGAGGGCGGCTGAGTTCGCAAGTATTACTGGCACTAATTTCAGCGACTTTTTTAGCAATCAAGTAGGCACTCTATATGCTCAATTTGGTGTTGTAGATGTGGGTCACGCAGAAATTGGTGAGCGATTAGTGACTATTTACCCGAACGATAGCTCCGAGGTCAAATATAATCTTGAGGGCTATCGTGCGGAAGTACGATCAGAAGGTACGTGGAACGGGATAAACTTTTCCAACGACAGTAGAAACGGTGGCAGGGTCGCACTTGGTTTTGATTTTACAGGTTTTTCTGCCGCCAGCAATGGTGCGGATGCGTCTAGTATTACGGCTCAACCCACACATAAGCAAGCGGGGCGAATGTTTATCGGATCAGCATACAATAGTGGACACTGCAATTGCTGTCTCCCTAAGATTTCATATTACCCCAAACGCTTATCAAACGCCACGCTTCAAGCAATGACAACGGAGTGACGCACATGAATACATATTATCTTAAAGCCACCTCCGAAGCAGACCTCTGGACAGCCCTTGGCGAAGCTGGATTAGCACACAAAGTCTACAATCCAGATGACCCCGCGAACCAACCCCCCGCTGACCTTGGGCCATACGATACGTGGGACGGGCCAAGCGGTGCATACGAGTGGCAATCGGACACGCAGATGCTGGATATTATCGGCACGATTTACGCCAAGACAGGCAACACGCTGACTGACCCAGACGGCATGGAATACCCAGAGACACAGGCGGTTGCGGGGTATCACGCGAACCTACGGGAAAGCCTGACAGACGCACAGGTGGCGGCATTGCCCACGGTAAGCGCACCAGCAACGCCACATCGCATTTGGGCAGGAGATTAACATGGCTAAACTTGTAGGAACTGGCGCAAACCAAACGCCAACAAACGCTGACCTTTTTCGTCTGGCTTATCAGGACGCCATTGCGAATGGCTTAGGCACAGCGGGACAACTGTTGCAATCTGGCGGGGCTACGGGTTCTCCGGCTTGGGCTACTATAAGCACAGGCACACCAGACCTTGTGTTTCCTAGCGATTGGGCATCACCGACTAATAATTATACGTCTAGTGGTACTTGGTCAAAAGGATCGTTAGCAGACGATGATTACGTTTGGTTTTACCTTCTTAATTCAGGCGGCGGCGGCGGCACCGACAGGCCGGGATTCGGAGGTATGGCGATGCTTCTTTATGGAACAGCGGCAACTTTCGATGGCGCTGCTTACACCATAGGTGCGGCAAAGGCTGGTCAAAATAGTGCCGTTGGTACAATTCAAAATCCAACGACAGTCACGCTGAGCAGCGGTAACGGCAGCCTTGCATTCACTCCTGAGGAAATAAGTAATACTGATGATACTTCAGGGGTGCCAACTCTGCAAACTAATATTCGCTCAATTGATGCAGGAGTTACTGGCACGTATTTAATCGGTTTCCCTGCAGCCAGCTATTCAATCAAAACAGGCACACTGCCGACTAATTATGGCGCATGGACAATTAGTAACGGATATCAAACTTATAGTGGGTATGATGGTGACTGTGTGTTCGGCGGAGGCGTAGGTTATACAACTATAGGAAGTGCTAACGCCTCTGCGGTTTCTTTATTTGCTGGCAATGGTGGCACAAGCTTAGGAGCGGCGGGTGCGGCCCCCGGTGGCGGTGGGGCGCAAGGTAATGGTACGACAGGTGCGACAGGCGCAGCAGGAAGTTTGAGGGTTTATCATGTCTAAAGTTTGGTACAACAAAACAACAGGTGATGGCGCAGTATTTGATGATGCAGAAGATATGTCAAACTGGCCTGATTTCCAAGCAGACTCAATGGCAGCAAGCGCAACGCAAGTACGAGCGCAGCGTGATGAACTACTTGCGGCGTCTGACAGCATGGCATTGGCTGATAGAATAACCGACGAATGGCGCACGTACCGACAGGCGCTGCGCGATGTACCGAGCCAAGAATTTTTCCCCGAAACGGTCAACTTGCCAGTGGCACCAAGTTAACATGCAAGACAAAGATCTCAACGCCCGTGTCTTAGTATTAGAAGAGACCACCAGGCTGCAATTCAAGGAACTATTCCTTCGATTAAAACGCATCGAAATGATCATGCTTGCAAGCGCGGCGGCCATTATTGGGTTGCTGTCATCCATATTGGCTGGCCAGTGATTGGCGGTGTCGTATGGTAGCAGAAATCCTCGCCGGGGCGGCGTTAATTAAAGCATCGATAGATGCCATCAAAGGAACAATCGCAAGCTGTAAAGATGTCAGCGAAATTGCCAAAGATATCGACGGTCTATTCCAGGGCCAGCAAGATATTGCTAGGGACAAGCGGCGTGCCGCTAAAACAGGCAAATCAGCAACTGAAATTGTTATTGCCGAGGAACAGGCCAAGATTGATCTCAAAATTGCGCAAGAGTTAATTATTGCTAAATTCGGCTATCACGCTTGGCAGCGGATTTTGCAAATCCAGGCAGATCAATTGCTTGAGCAGAAGGCGCTGGCGGCCGCGCGGAAAAAGAAAAAAGAAGAAACCCGGCAAGTCGTGGAAGACGCCGCCACGGTGGGTCTCAGCGTGTTTATCGGGATCTTAGTTTTATTGATCATCGTCGCGGTGATCTTGGCGATGTAGAGGAAAAAAGATGTCAGAATATTGCGTAAATAGTTACTGGTTAGATGGCTATGCGGTTGGCGATAAGCTGATGCTGGCGGCGGCCCCGTCCATCGCCGCATCAGTGGCCAGCGCGGTTGGTAAAATCACAAACTTGGCGGCAACCCCAGCCATCGCTGCCAGCGCGTCAGCGGCTGCACTGAGCGTGTATGCAGCGCAAGTAAGCAAAGCGCTCACCATGACGGTAACGACTTCCATGCTGCGTCTCACGCACTCTCAGGTCAATCAGATCGACATAACAACAACGCCAACCGCTAATGCATCTTTAATTTTTTTAATTCAATCGGATGGGTCGGCTGCATTAAGCACAACCGCCGCCGCTGGATACACTTTGCCATGTGCTGCAACTACGGACTTAACGTCTATAATGCAATCAAACGTGACATATAAATGGGTCAATCAAGCAGAGACCTCAAATCAATGGGTCACGCAAGCAGAGACCGATGAAATCTGGACGGTGATTTAATATGGCTGATACGACTACAACAACATATTCGTTGGTTAAACCAGAGGTTGGCGCCAGCACAGATAGTTGGGGCCTAAAATGGAATAACAACCTCGACAGTATTGATAATCTGTTAAATGGCACGACGGCCATCACGCCAAATCTCACGGCCGGATCTTGGAAAATCTCAGGCACGGCCATTACTGCAACCGCTGCCCAGGTTAATTTCCTGACAGGCGTCACAAGCGCCATCCAGACGCAACTAGATGCAAAAGTGGGGGCTGGCGCAGATAGTACAATAACGAGCCTGACGGGCCTTACAACACCTCTCAGCGCGGCCCAGGGCGGCACCGGGTTGAATGCGATCGGCAGCGCAGCGCAAGTGCTGACGGTCAATAGCGCTGGCAACGCGCTAGAGTTTGCGGCGGTTCCAATTTCTGCGATTACGGATGGCTCAATTTCGACCGCTAAAATTGCAGATAGCGCTGTGACAAGCGACAAAATTGCAGATGACGCTGTCACTAGCAACAAAATTGCAGATGACGCGGTGACACTTGCCAAAATGGCGGGGCTTACGCGCGGCCAAATTATCGTCGGTGATGCAAGTGGAAATCCAACGGAGCTATCAGCCGGAACGGCTGGGCAAGTCTTACAGTCGGATGGCACAGATATTAGCTATGTGGATACGTCAGGCCTAAGCAGCACGACGCTTGGCGGCGTGGGTACTTATGCCTTTCTGATGTACACATCGACTGGGATCAACGACTACATAAACGTCGGATCGACATACTCTGGATCTTCGTTGACATACGCTGGTGTATCGAGGTCTTCGGGAAACAATATAATCATCTCTCCAAGTGGAACACCGTCTGGCTCGTGGAGGGCAATGGGCAATGTTGGATCTGCGTTTAGCGGATTCAACCAAAGAGCCACCTTGTTCGTGAGGATATTATGATGAGCATTTCAATTACACAGGTCCGAAACGCCAAGGCGCTCAACGCAGACAACACTCGTTTTGACGTCGAAATCAATCACCCAGATCACGGGTGGATACCTTACACCTTAGACCCCTCTGACACCGACAACACAATCGACAACTCGGCGTTGCTTGCGTTGATTGGCAGTAATTACGCCAGTTACGTTGCGCCGACCACAGCCGAGATAAACGCTGCACTTGCCGCTGACATGAGAGCCGAGCGCAATACCAAACTGGCGGAAAGCGATTGGCGTGCATCACAGGACGTCACCATGTCAGACGAATGGCGCACGTATCGGCAAGCCTTGCGCGACGTGCCAAGCCAATTACCTGGCACAATCACATGGCCGACTGAGCCAACCTGATGCCATATCTGCCGATCAAAATAGCGCCAGGATTTTACCGCAACGGCACCGATTTGGATGCCGCCGGGCGTTGGCGCGATGGCAGCTTGGTGCGTTGGGAAGACGGCAGCCTAAGACCGATTGGCGGCTGGCGCCAGCGCGTTGATAGCAATTTTACTGAGCCGATGCGCGGCGCGCTGGCTTGGATAGATAACAGCGGTGGGCAAAAGCTGGCGTTAGGATCGGCCAATAAATTATATGCGGTTTCGAAAGTTGGGGCAGTAACAGACATAACGCCGTCCTCGCTTACCACTGGCGATGTTCATGCTGTGGTTAAAACCGGGTACGGATATTTCACGTATGGTGCCAGCACATATGGCACCGAGCGACCTGACACTGGCAACTATTCCGAAGCAACAACTTGGTCATTAGACAATTTTGGCGAACTGCTAGTTGGCTGTGCCAGCACTGATGGCAAGCTAGTGTCCTGGGATTTAAGCAGTTCAAACGATGCGGCAGCAATCACTAATGCGCCGACAAATTGTAAGGCGTTGGTCGTGACCGAGGAACGGTTTATTTTTGCGCTGGCGGCTGGTGGCAATCTGCGCCGGGTTGAATGGTGCGATCGTGAGGCGCTGACTACGTGGACACCATCTGCAACTAACGAGGCTGGCGGCATTGAATTGCAGACCGCTGGGCAGATCCAACTGGGTATCAGAACGCGCGGTCAAACGCTGA